GGGCAAAGACAAGAAGAGACCCATATTATCACTTTAAGACGATGTCGGGACAATCAGTAAGGCGTGTAGATTTAAATCCATTAATTTTGAATGAGCGTGATATAATATAAATATACTTTTAGACCAAAAAATTAGACCAAAAAATTAGACCAAAAAACAACAAAAAAGGGCAAACCCTTTTTTCTCTCAATCAATCAATCAAATAATCAATCAATCAATCAAATAATCAATCAATCAATCAATCAATCAATCAATCAATCAATCAATCAATAATTAAAAAAAAAATCGATTTCAAAAATAATTGAAATATTATAGGCAAATAACTAAATAGAAACAAACAAACAAACAAATAAAGAATGAACGCAATTAAAATTATCCACGACAGAACCGAGGATTTAATTAGAGAATATATAATAAATTATTTTAATGAATTAGATGATGATAAATTTGAATATTATAAAACAAATAATGATGATAATGATGATGATGATTATAATAATGATGAATTATTATTTGAGTTATTTAATAATTGGGAAAATACTGATAATAATAATTTCTTTGATTTCGTTGAAAGTAATTATAATGAAGAGTGTAGATTTAAATTTAATAAAGATTTTGTATATATATTACAATTTGTAGTAAGCGACTACAAAAATAATTATGATGTTGATGTTGAACCAGAAAAATTTACAGATTTAGAATATATAATTAATTGTTATGCTTATTGTTTAATGCGTGATGGTAATGCTAATTGTATTTTAGAAGAAGTATTTGAAAATTATGAAAGAGAACCAACTATTATTTTAAAATAATCAATCCACCTTTGGGAAAGGTGGAGCCAAAATAGCAAAACTTTAAATAATAATAATAATCAACCAAAAGAGCGTAGCTGGGGGTTTTACTGGGGGGGACCCCCAATATTATTTGATGCCTAAACAAACCAATAATTTATCTTTGGCGGTTGCTCTACTACACGCCGTATAACATACTTTTTTATTACTTTGTAATCTTTTCCAATCGTGTAAAATTACTCTGCCATTATATGTTGAACCTTGAGATTTATGAGTTGTAGAACAATAATTGGGGACAAATAAATTAGTAATTTCATCAATATCAATTTCAATATTTTCACCACCCTCATCACGCTTTAAATAAACCTTATCATCATCATAAGATAAGACCTCAAATTCCTCACTATTAATAATACCTAAATTTGTATTATTTTTAACACACATTAGGGGCAATCCTTCATAAAGATAAATTGTTTGCCCTTTGTTGTTTTTTTTGTCATCATTCTCTAATATTAAATATTCACTTTGTTCTTTATATTGGGGCTCTGCCCCAGTAAAACCCCGTAAGATTTGCTTATTTGGCTCCACCTTTCCCAAAGGTGGATGTTCTTTGAAATAATCCATACATATATTATTAATATGAGTTCTTGTTTTATTGTAATAACAAATATTTTTAGAATTATAAATATCATTACAATTAACCGTGTCTTCTATTAATCCGTCCCAATTACCTTCTTCATAACCTTTTTCTAAAAAGTCCCATAATTCTTTGTCGTATCGTTGTCGTTCAGTTAATTCAATTTTATTAGAATTTACTAACCACTTTACAACATCGGTTTTAAAAGGATTGCTGGCATAAAGTCTTCCTTCTTCAATTGGCGGAAGTTGTCTATAATCACCTAAAAGAATAAATATTGCTTTTGGATTTTGTTTCTTTAATAATACTATATATTTCCATAAATCTATATTAATCATTCCAATCTCATCAATAATGAAATACTTAATATATTTTAATTTTTCTATTGATTGTTTCGGCATAACACCATTAGTATTTATTTTTAATAATTTATGGATTGTCGTTCCGCAAATATTTCGTGATGCTTTATTAGTAAAAGACATAGCTTTTGTATCTTTATCTAATGTCATAATACCCTCTTTAAAAGCAGATTTAGGCACATAACTTTTACCAGTTCCAGCACGACCCTCTAATAATAAACCACCATTCTCAATTGCGTAGTTTATTATTTCTTTCCAATTACTACTTGAATTAAATTCAGTATTTTTATTCCAACCTTGATGAAATATTGGTTGTTTAATATGACGATTAGATTTCATAATTGATTTTAAACCTTTTGTAGATTTTTCCTCAATACGATAATTACCCCAATCACTATTTAATTTATCAGTAGGGATTTTACCACCAATACTAACAACGCAATCAGTATGACGATATATTATTTCACCCCCAATATCTTTTTGTAATTGAAATAATCTCATATTAGCCCAATCTAAAATTTGTATATACATAGGAAGTGTATGTTCGTTTAAGGCACTTCTAATTTCATAACCATAAAGATAAAGATTTCTATCATCAGTTTCGTATGAATTAAAAACTAAATTGTCTTTATGAAATCTATTATAACCACTATCTTCAAAACTTTTATTAAAGAAATATTTGACAAAATCATCCTCATTATCAGGTTTTTCACACGCTACAAAGTGTCGCCATACCGCATCAATATCCTCATCTAATTCGGCACTATAATTCGTGTTTGTTGTTTTACCTAAATATCCAGTAATTAAATTATTTAATATTTTAGTCATATCACCTTGTCCTTTTGTTTTTTCTTTAATCATATCCAATAAAGGAAGGAAATATTCTTTACTAATAGGTTTCTCACCTTCATATCTAATCTCGTGAATTAATTGTTTTTTAATTGTTAAAGATATATTATGTTGTAATGCTAATTCAATAATCTTATTAGAATAAATATTTGTTTGATGTAGTATTGTTAAATCATCAGTTTCAACATAGTAAAGTCCAGTTTTCAATTCACCATCATAATTTTCCCACTTGTCCTCAATAGAATATTTAATCCAATTATCATAAGGATTTTTTAAACACGCAGAATAACACTTACTAATATCAACCATAATGGCTTTACCCTTATTAATCATATCATCAATAAGAGTTATTCCATTAGTTTCCTCTAAATAATAACTTAAATCTTTTGTTGCTCCATAATGAGTTCTATATTTAACACCAGCAGTTTCTAATGATTGATATACAATAGGATTTAAAATAGATTTTATACTTTCTGGTTTTGTTATAACATCAACCATACAATCGTTTTCATCATCATAGTTTTCACCAGTTTTAATTCCATTATTAAATTCATCCCAAATTTCTATTAAGATTGAATTAGCAGATTGTCCTGAATAAGGTATTCCACTATTAATTATATAATCAACAACAAATTTATTAGGGGGTTGAGTTAAATAAAGAGTATTATTAATAACAAAACTGGTAATATTATTTTCATCAACTCTTAAAGATTTTGGCATAGGCATAACACCTAATTCACAAATCTTTTTAAAAGCCCAATTATTTCCTGTTAATTGTATTTCATCATCAAGTGGATAAACAATATTATCATATTCTTTAATTGTTTTTTCAAATTTCATAATATCATCACTCTTCCAGACACAACTAATAATTTTATCACTATTATTAATAGTATTTTTAGCAGATAGAGACATTCTTTTATCAACCGTTTCAATAGGATAAAAGTGATTATTACAAATAATAAATATTAGTGTTGGATGATTTCTATTATTAGATTTAATGTATGAAATAAAATTTTCATTCTTATCTAATGAAATCATAGAAATATCATATTCTCTACAAAATTTTTCTAATTGTTGAATATCAACCCCATCATTAATAGGGTCTCTATCTTCAATATCATCACCAATAAATAAATTTGTTAAATTATCATAACACTTTTGAATATTATTAGCAGGTAGAAATTTTTTAATTCTATCTCTTCCTGCGTATTTATGAATAATATAATCAAATACACAAGTATCTTGTTTTCTGTCCCAACTATCATCACCTATAAAATCTAATGATAATTTCATAGCACCAACTCTTCTCATCTTTGCTACTCTAATTCCCTTTGCTACTAATTTGCCACCTGTAATAGGGACTGTTTTAATATTACTAATAGTAGGTTGTTGCCAATTCTTGGTTTCATAAGGACTATCATTAGAAATATTTTCAATTCTATTTTCATAATCTTTATTAACAATATTATTAATTTCATATCTTTTTCCAGTAGATAAACCACTTGTAGTAGTAGATTGCCACTTATGATTTTTACCATTCCACTTCTTTTGAAAATTAGCACTCCAATTAACAACAACTAATTCATTATCTGTATCATATTTTCGTTTTAGTGAGTTCTTGGTATAAACAACAAAATCCTTCCACATTAAAGAATTTTTATTAGTATTACTATTAATATTTACTTGGCGTCCATCTATTCTACTTATATAACTTAAATTTCTTAAATTTAAATCTTGACTAACTTTCAACCAGTCAGGTTTTTTAGAATTAAAGCCATAAAATTCTAATCGTGATTTTGTTTGTTGATTGATTGACATCTTTTTCTTTTATTAATATAATATTAGATATTTTATTTTTAAATCAATTTTTTTATTAATTAATTAGATATTTTATTTTTTTGCTAAATAAATAAATTAACAAAAAAATATAGTGTTATACTTTTCTAGGTCGCCCCCTAGGTTTAGGTGGTGTTTCTTGTTTCTTTTTTTCACGGTATTTACGATTATGTTCTTTACATCGTTCTTTAAATCTGCTAAACCATTCGGGGTCATCTTTCTTATTATGATAATAATTGCGTTGAAATTCATTATACTTTTCAATATTTTTGACACGATATTTCATAATAGAATTTTTAGTTTTTTCGTTATAATGCTTTGGTTTATCTTCCAAAATTTCATCAATAATAATAGAGATATTTTCTTTTTGTTCTTCCATACTATTTATATATTTAAATATTATATTTTTAAGTATTTTCCGCCAATCTATTAAATCTTTCTAAACATATCTTATCATTAATTTTAGTATTTTCACTCCAACTATTTAACCAGTCATAAAATTCTTCAAATATATAAGTATTTGATTTATTTCTTAATTGATATTGAAAAAAATAATCACAAAGAATACAAAATCTTCCACAATTTTCACTCTTAATATTTTGTATTTGTCTTGTATTATAAGCAAAAGGAGAAACTGGTTTTAAAAATTGTCTTATATCTTCGGGGGCATATATTCCAAAACTATCCATATAAATAGCACGACCACAATCAAATATTCTAATAAAAACCCAGTGAGTTCCATCGCCGTCATTATGATTTTCCATATTTACATAATAACTTCCAACACTACATCGTTTAGGTAATAAATCTTTACTAAATACTCCAATTAATGGAAGTTTAAGATGATTACATATATCTTCAATATCAAAATTACTAAGCATAATATACCTTTAGAAAAGGTATAACCAAAAACTTCGTTCTTTATATTGGGGCTCTGCCCCAGTAAAACCCCGTAAGCTTCGCTCTTTTGGCTCCACCTTTCCCAAAGGTGGATATTATCCCTAAACCTCTTTGGCTCCACCTTTCTTAAAGGTGGAAATTTTAATCAAACAATTTCCAAGTGGAAGTTGTCCGTTTGTTCTAGCATTATTTTTTCCAACTTTATTAACATAATCGTCCCAATGTTCGTAACAATTAGAACAATATTTATAATTTGTTCCAAATTTATTTGGTTTAATCCATATTAAATTATTAATATTATTACATTCAAATCTTTTTTCAACAACATTGGCACAAGAGTAATAAGCAAAAGTAAGATGCTTAACATCATCAACTAATATTATTTTATCCATTCTTTTTTATTGTTATATTAGATATTCTATTATCTTTAAATTATTTTTTTTTATTAATTATTGGGGGTTCCCCCCATTAAAACCCCCAACTTTGTTCTTTTTGGCTCCACCTTTCCCAAAGGTGGTAATATAACAATTTCCCCTAATTAAATTGGTATTTATAATACTTTTTTCTCTCAACCCATCAGGTATTAAACACGGTTTATCACTTATTTTTGTTAATTTATTAATAGGTATATATAGATTTAATCGTTTGGGGTCAAAGGTAGAATAATCAGCACCTTTTTTATATTTTTCAAAAGCAGGTCTAACGGCATCATAACCACCGATTTCATCGTAATTTTTCTGGTTCAATTCCCATTCATAAAGTCCATCAATAAATCCAAATACAAAGAAATATTGTTTGATTTTATCTTTTTCCCACTTTACAACCTTATTATAACTAATCATTGTATCCTTATAAGTTCCGCAAGTATGATTACGAGTTTTTAATTCAATTCTTAATTTATTATTAATCCAATCATAAGCGTTAAATTCAATTCTATTATTTGCTAAATTTTCACCACTTCTAATTAATCCTTCACCAAATCTTTCAATAATTTCAGGTTCATAATGTTTTTCATTAATTCGTCCCATCATAATATAATCTTTATTAATTGTAATATTTTTATAGGCACTCATTCTTTTTTAATTATTGATGAGAGATAATTATTGCTAAAATAACGCAATATCTAATCCCCAATAGTATTTAATGAATTTTAACTGTTCCCGAATAACCAGTTGGTATATTTCTTAAAGGATACATAGCGGGACTATTAGAAGCAATATAAGGACTTCCTAATTGTATCATTCCACCACCGCTCATATGACCCGCAGGATATATTCCTCCACCATTACCTGCTGGATATATTCCTCCACCATTACTTGGTTGAATATCAAATAGAAGTGGGTCTAAGTTTGAAAATTTACCTTTAAGAACGCTATTATTTGTAACTGAAACCATACTTCCTGAACCAGTAATTTTTTTCTTAATAAATTTAGAACCATAATCTACAATATGAGGAGCAATTTCTTTTAAAGCTATTTTTGCTAAATCTCCTAAAATAGAACCACCAGTCATATTATCAATAACATCCTCATTAGGTTTAAGACTTACTTTTACACCTTTTCCCATAGATAATGATTTCATAACTCTTTTTGCTGTATGAGGGTTCATCTTTAAAGTATGGGAAGCATCATCGGAAACCATCTTTGGATTAATATGTACCATTCCACTTTCTTTAAGTTTTTTAATAGAACCTGCCCCTAACATTAAAGGAAGCAATTTCATAGCAATTGGTAAAGCACTTTCTGCTATATTACGAAATTTCATTATATATTATATACTTTTAAAAAAATATATTTCTCACTAAATAAATTAAATTATATTAATCAAACTGGGGATTTTACTTAGGCAATACGACTTCCAGTACGAACATCAATTGTAATAGCTCGTTCAAATTCTAAAAATACATACAAATCACACACAACGGGAGAGTTATTAATTCCTGAAACTTGGACTGATTTTGCGACACCATCTTCACTTGGTATGCTTCTATTACAATTTCCGTAATAAAATCTATACAATCCTTCAAAGTCTTCATAACCAATAAGACCAGATGATAGAGAGGTTGTAAGATTTCCGTTAAGTTGATTACTACACGATATTTGCTCCATAAAATCTTCAAAATCATATTGTAAATTATTAATAAATAAATTTTTTCCAGAAATTTGAATTTGTATATTTGTAAGACTGATAGGGTCAGGCGTTCCACCACTAGTAGAGAAAGGAGACAATAGGGAAGAGCTAGTTGTTCCAGCAAGAGGCGTTGTTGTAGCATAAGTTGATGCTACTCCGTTTGATGCTTTTGGAAGTAGTGGGACAACCAAAACTGAACGAAGATTAGGAATACCATTAGTAACCAAAAAGGAGAAAGTATTTCCTGATGCGATACCAGGAAAAGAATATTGAAAAATATCATTATAAACAATTTTTTTTGTTGGAGTAAGTGATAAATATCGTTGTTCTGAAATAGGAGACATAGTATAAGCTGGGGCATAAAGACGAACTGATGTAACTGGTGCTGTAACGGTTGATGTAAATTGACCTGATGTAAATTGAGTTTTAACAATTGATAGACCAACTTTAACACTTTCTGGGGCTGCTGGAAGAGTATTTGCGAGTGGTGTTAAATTATAAGCACCTTGCCCTATATCCATACTTGCGACCATTACTGGATTAGTTCCACCACCACCAAGAAGAACTGGAGCAGAAGTTAAAGCAATACAACCTGTATTAGTTTGAGCTATTAGAGAACCTGCTGAACCAGCAGTTGTAGATACTGAACCAGAAACAACACCAGCACAAACACCTACTGTAAAATATACTTGATTAGTATTAAGATATAGTCTCATAGTTGAACCTTTAAGCAAAGGAACTTTTTGGAAAAAATCAGCAATATCCTTAAGGCGAACAACCGCATCAAAAACAATAGAACGAGTGGTTGATGCCTTTTGAACATAAGAAAGGAAAATTTGATTAAAACCTGAATTGGTAGATACGGCATTAGTAGCAGTTGATGACCCTCCTGCTAATAGAGAAGATTGATTAGAAGTTAGAGAATTAGTTAGTGATGGCGTAACGCCTGAACCCAAATTACTTAAAGAATAATTTAACCACGATTGGCGTTGAGCGAACCCTGCGTTATAAATTGACCTAATAGTATCTGTATCTGTCCCCGCTACGGTTGCTGAGTTAATTGGGAGTTGAGGCATATTACCTGAAATTGGAATAGTATTAGTTAAAGCACCCGTTGTTACGGCAGAAAGAGTAGCGGTTGATGGAACACCAGAAACATAAACAATAGCACTAACATAAGTCCCTGCTGTAATACCTGCTCCTTGTAAAAACATACCTACTTGTAGAACACCTGCGGTTGTTCCGAGTGCTGTAACTGCTGATGCTCCTGAACCCACAACTAAAAATCCACTCCATACACCGTATGATTGAAGAGAAACATATGGGGTGTTTCTGTTATTACAAAATCCTTGACCTGATGTATTCATAAAGTTAAGCAAAGAGTTTGCCGTAGTATTATTATTAAATAACCAACTTCTACTACTATCTGGGAAAAAACCGCAGGTAGAACCAAATTGCTTAATATCATCATTAGACCAACTTGTTAAGTTTTTAAAAGAAGCAAAAATATTTAAAAAGGGTGTTTGTTGAATAATAGAACCATTATTAAATTCGCACGATAAAGAGTGTAGTATCTGCCAAAATCCGTTTTTCATTCCAACAAGATAATCCAAAGAATTTGATGATGTAATAGCGTTAGAACTTCCTTCAACTTGAAGAACCAAAGGAATTGCCAAGAATGCTTCACTCCAATTAATATAAGAACCGCAATTAGAAAGACTGGTTGTATCTATAACAATTTGTCCTGTATAGTTAGAGTTATTATTATCATTAACATAAAGCCACTGTTTATCAACAAATTCACTTTGCGTAATTTCGTTATTGATGCTTTCTTCAAATACTAGTTGGTCCATATTATATAATTCAATAAGATAAAAAAATATTGAATTATGCTAAATTAATCCACCTTTTGGAAAGGTGGAGCCAAAAAGAACAAAGTTAGGGGGTCATAGGGGGACTTGTCCCCTATAAATCAAAAGATATATATTTTTTTGGTATTCTTGGAGTAGTAATTTTTAAATTCTTTAATAAATCACTTTTACGAGTAAGTTTATTATTATCATAAATAGCACTTGATAAACCACTTCCTAAAAGACGCTTATGATTTTTTGCTATAGTATGTTGCTTAGAATGTCCTTTACTTATTCTTCCGCCATTCAAGGATTTTCCTAACTTATGAATATACATATATATATATATATACTTTTAAAAAAATCCACCTTTGGGAAAGGTGGAGTCAAATATAACGAAGTTGCGGGGTGCGGGGTCACGACCCTGCTATATTCTAAAAGGTGGAAGTATTATCACCTGTAGCATCCGTTATTATTAAAAGTATTACTAAATTATTATCTTGTAGAGTAACTGGATATAAATTTTGGTCTAAAAATTGAACTTGAAAACTTGTATATTGTCCATCTTGAATATCAATAAAAGATAGTTGATTAGGAGCAACTGTAAATTGACTTCCTATTGAACCAATAGGAGCAAAAGAATAAAGTAAAGTATTAGGAATAGCATAATTATTATTCAATAAATCGCAAGTAATTACATAAGAAGAAAGTGGTGAAACCTGCGGGGTTGAAGAACTGCTTAATGTTTGTACTGATGTATATACTGGTGATTGAGTATTTGTAGTTGAATATCCATTACAAGCCGTAGTAGAAATAATTGTAGTAATTGGTGCTTTGCTTACAACCCAAGTATTAACTGAACCAGATACAATAATAGTTCCCTGTTGAAATAATAACGAACCTGTTGTTTGAATAATCATTCCTACAACTAAGGATGGAGACCCACTTGTAGTTATTGTTGTTCCTGTTGATGAAGCAATACTAAAAGTAAGATTTGGGACTACACTAATAGTTGCTTGAGCTAAACTAACTGTTGGCGGAGTAGTAGCAAATCCAGTTTGTCCTTGCGGAAAATAACCTGCTTGAAATCCTATAATTTTTGTAAAATTATTATTTAATATTTGTATTGTAGGACATATTGCCTGCGATTGAGGTTTAGACCATTGGACAAAAGTAGTTGGTGTCATATTATTAATTGTCCCTGTTGTTGCTGACCCATAATTATAACTCGCATCGGGATAAAGTGCTAAACTTAAAGGATAAGAATTTATAGCAATTTGATAAGTTGAGGCATTAACTACAAAGGAAAGAAAATAAACATAATTACCATTAGCATCAGTTAAATAATGACCTTGTTGAGCCATACAAAATTTCAAATAAGCATTCAAAGAATTTATATCATAAAATCCATCAGGGATAGTAATAGAAACTAATGTATTATCAACCCAAATATAATTAAATTTATTATTATTTAGTGCTGATGTAATATTGAATGTTGAGTAATACATAGAGATAGATGAAACTGCTAATTTTTGACCCTTTTTAAAAGATACATTACCTGCTGGAAAATTATATCTAAAAATAGAATTATTTGTATTAGGGACAACATTAGTATTATTTAAAATAAGCGTTCTCATTATATATTATATACTTTTAGAAAAAGTATAGCAAAAATACTTTTATTTAATTAAATATTCTAAATAGAACAAAGTTTCGGGGTGCGGGGTCACGACCCTGCTTAAAACCGAAAAAAATTATCTAAATTAAATATATATGCCTTATCAAATTCGTAAAATTAAGAACCATAATTTATATTCTGTTAAAAATATTAATACGGGTGTAATTCATAGTAAAGAAACAACTAAAAAAAAAGCAGAAGCCCAAGTAAAATTACTTAATGCTATTGATAATTCCACCTTTGGGAAAGGTGGAGCCAAATAGAACAAAGTTGCGGGGTGCGGGGTCACGACCCTGCTTATACCGATAATTCCATTAGTAAATTTAAACCATCACTTCGTGAAATTCTACCATCATTCATAAATTTTACAACTAATTTTCTTAATTCTTTCTCTAAGGCGATACTATTATTACCAGCCATTAGTTCTCCTCTTAAAATATTAAATCTATCTACATCGTGCTTTTCTTGAGGACTAACAACTTTATCTATTCCTAACTTATGTAAAATACCTGCCCCGTGAGAGATATTTTCAAATAATTTCTTTTCTTCCATCGGGACTTGACTATATATTCTATGATTAATTTTACCTGTATTAACTAAATCTAATATAACTTCTTTTAATACTTCACTTATAGATATTGGTTTATATTTTGGAATTCTTCCTAAACTTTTAAATTTAACATTCAATATATCTCTTTCTTTTAGATTAGGCATATGAATTACATACTTACCAAATTCTTTATAAGTTGGTTCAGGTTCATACTCAATACCTTTACCAATCTTGCGGGTTTTAATACCTCTACCTGCTTTCTTTGCTTCATATAGATTAAAAGTAGCAGGTGTTGAAGCAGAACTTAAAGAAATATCACTTGGAATTGTTGCTCCTATTCTTTCATTCTTTTTTCTCTCTAAAAAAGCTTCATATTCAGGTCCGTATGGTGGTCCGTCATAAATTTCTCCTTCAACTGCTGGTGGTTTTTTTGGTCTTCCTATATTTTGTTTCTTTGGTATAGTTCCTTCTCTAATATTTTGTTTTAAACCTTCAATATCCTCTCTTATATTATCTCTTATAGTGCTTAAATCCCTTACTTGGTCTGCTCTTAAACCATCAATATAAATAGCTATTTGTTCTATATAATCTCTTAATGTAATCTTTTGATTATCATAATTAGCTAAAAAATTTTCAAAAGCTGTTTTAGTTGGAAGATTATTTGTTGCTTCTTGTAAATTTGCTATAATTTCTTGTTTATCAGTTTCTCTTAAATAATCAATATTATCTAATTCAGTTTTTGTAGGTATAACTCTTTCTATTTCTTTTACTTTTTCTATTAGTGGATTTAAAGTTGATGGACTAACTTTTGAGTGTAATTTTTCTAATGATTTTTTAATTTTTGTAAATATATCTTTGGTTGGGACGGTTTGTTTTATATCAATAAGATTATCAGTTAAAATATCAAACTTTCTTTGAAATAAGTTATTAGAAGTTTTCAATCCTTTTGTTGTATCTAACTCATCAATATATCGTCTTAAAAAATCTATAAAAAATTGGGGAGAGAGTAATGCTAAATTAAATTTCTTTTTAAGTATTCTCTCAATATCAGGAAACGCTTGATTTAATACAAAAATTTCATCAGAACTTAATTCAGCAATAATTTTTGTTGTATCTCTATAATTAAATAATTGTCCTAAATTATTTCTTGCTTCGTTTTCTTGTAATGCTATATCACCTTGTAATTCAGAACTTGATTTTAGTTGTTGTTGAGTTGGAAGTTCAACTTCACCGTTATTTACTGCCTTTCTTGCTTCTGCTATATTCGCATCATTAGCAATAGCTATTCTTAATAATTCATCTTGGGTTTGAACTGCTCTCGTATAATCAGTTGGCTTTCTTAAATTTCTAATCAATAGACTACCAGTTCCACTCATTCTATAATATTATTTTAGATAAAAATATTACGAATTTTTTAGAAATTTCTTATATTTTTAAGGGGACTTCGCCCCCCTATGACCCCCCAACTTCGTTCTTTTTGGCTCCACCTTTCCCAACTTTGTTCTTATTTTGCTATACTTTTTCCAAAAGTATATTTGGCTCAACCTTTCTCAAAGGTTGATAACATCATAAATATCATTAAAATTTTTTCTAAACTTTTCTTTCGGGTCGGCATCAATATCAATCATCAAAAAATCAGTTTTCTTTTGGGTCGCATCCTTATATATATCAATTAATGTATCCTTAGTCATACCTAAATCATATTCTCTGCTAATCATAGTTAAATTTTTCATACTTGATACTTGTTTTATAATTAAGTAATTAATATTATTTCTAATCATCTTAGGCACAGCATAATAAGATTGACTAATATAAATCATACTACAATTTAGTTTTCTTGCTCTAATAAAATATTGTTCCATAGGTTTTTGGTTTTTTTCATTCACTAAATCATCAAATACAATTAAGGTTTGTTGAGTTTTATCAAATTTATCTAATTCAGGCAGTCCGTCCTTATCAATTTCCATAACTTTTAATCCTTCTTTACCAAGTTTATCTTCTATATAATTATATAAAGGTTCATCCTTGTTTTTTGTAATTATATAAATACCTTCAAAGGTTTCAGGCATATTGTATATGATATTTAATAAAGTCATCGTTTTTCCACTACCACTAGAACCTACAATAATCATTCTAAAAGGGAGTTTTATTTTATGAACTTCAAAATAAGGATTATGGCTTTTGGTTAAAAATCTCTCGGGCATTCTCTCATAGAAATTTATTAATTCAGCTTCCTTCTTAATTTTTCGTTTTGGGGACATAATATATTATACTTTTAGAAAAAGTATAGCAAAAAACTATATATAATTTTAAGTTTAAGTTTTGGCAATACCTTTTTTAAAGGTATTATATATAATAAATATGAGCGTATCTCAACCACCCACAGAAAGAATTAATGTTTTTATATTAAGTGAGTGGGTTTCATCATCATCAGGAATTAGTTTAGACTACGCCAACGCTCACTTTTTACAATTTCCAATAGCTCAAGCGACAGAGACCTTAACTAATGTTATCGTTTTAGGAAGTTCTGCTTTAGGTTCAACATCAACAACAAGTTTAACGGCAACTTCTCTCGTTGTATCACCAGGTCAAAGTAGTTTAAGTGATGTTATATGTAATTTTTTACAACCTCAGAATATTAATTGCGTTAATCTAACAACAACAAATAGTTTATCCGTAACATCAACCACTACTACACACGGAATTACAAATAGTAGTGCTGGAATTAATAATACAGGTGGAATTACAAATAATACTGGAAATATAGTTTGTAGTGCTGGTTCAATATCGGCATCAACAAGTTTAACAGCAGGAACTGGTATAACAGCAACAACAGGAAATATCGTAGCATCAAGTGGAAGTATTTCAGCATCATCAACTTTAACAGCAGGAACTGGAATTACATCAACAACTGGAAATATCGTTTGTAGTGCTGGTTCAATATCGGCATCAACAAGTTTAACAGCAGGAACTGGTATAACAGCAACAACAGGAAATATCGTAGCATCAAGTGGAAATATTAGTTCTACATCGGGTTCAATATCAGCTGGAACATCAATAACAGCAGGGACTTCTTTAATAAGTAATTCATTATCCAGTCAAAGCGGAACTAATACAATCAGTTTGTATCCTCAATTTACATCATATCAAAATTATAACTTTAAAAAATTATCATCAATTTCTAACTCAGGTTTTTTAGAAAGTATTTACACCGAAAACCATTCTATTTATTCAAATTATGCCGAATTAGCAGTCTCTGACGGAACAGCAAATTATAATATTAATAAGCAGTTTTATAGTAATAGTTATAACTTCTATTCTTATCCTTCCGGAAAGTGTATAACTAATGAAGCGTATAACGGGACATCAACTCTTCGTTTAACTATTAATGATTTATCGGGTTGTATCATACCAAATTTATTTACGACAAATATTACTAGTGGGACTATTTATAATAATGTCTATTATCCAATAACTGGAAACGCTATTAATTTAAACGCATCTTCTAATAATAAACAAAAATTACTTAGTGTTAATGATAATGCTTTATTTAATTACTATTATACTAATGCTACAGTTAATTCTGCGGGAGTTTCTAATGCGGCACAATTAATACTTTCAGCAGGTGGAAGTGGTGATAATTTTAATGCTTCTTCCGTAAATTATGCTTATACTTACGACTTTCAAGTATATCCAACCGGTTATTGTTTATCTAATGATTGTAATACTGGAAGTAAATCACGATTAAATATAACTAATGGTAGTATAACTATTACTGATTTAGCAAATAACGGTTTCTATAATTTTAATCCTTCAATAACTTTAAATCATACAAGCACTGATGGGGCATCAACGATATTATTTAATAGTAAAAATAATGTAAATTCTGACTTCGGATGTATTATGTATCAGGATAATATTACAGGAACTATTGGAGCAGAAGTATCAAGACTTATGATTGGGGTTCAAAACGACGGAATAGGAGCAAATCAAGACCATATATTATTATCAGGTTCAGGTGGGGTTCTCGTGAATAATGATATTACGACGACTAATTTACCTGCTTATTCGTTAGAAGTTCAAGGAACAATGGGCGTATCATCACCACAATCTTATACTTATACTACTATACCGACATATATCAAATCTCAAATT